GCGACCTGCGCTTCGGAATGCGTGCGGGCGTTCCTGGCCGATGGGATCAGGGCCTCAAGCCTGGTCTGCTCTATGTGCTGCGCGTATTTCTGCACGGCTTTTCATCACCTCCGGTTATGAAACGAAACAGAGTTTGCGGGCCACTCACATGGGGAAAGGCGCGGCCGGTTTCCGCCAGATCGG